GTATATCTAGAAACAGTTTGTAAATATGTTGATGGTGTTATGAAAGCTATTTCTGGTAGAGGGTGGGATATTAAAAATGCAATACAATGGAAAAACTTTGAAGCAGGAATTATGTAATGATAAGTGTACATGATGATTTTGTAGAAGAACATGTTGCTCAATTAATTGATATGCAATTAAAAGAGATATCGTGGAAGTATGATTACCAATCTTCAGATGATGGTAAGAATAAACATTGGCATGTTTTAGGTGGACACAATATAGATGAGTGTAATAAAAATGGATATGATTTTGTAGAACCAATATGGAATAGTATACAAAATAAATTTAAAGTAGATATGGAAAGAGTTTATTTTAATGCACACACACATGGAATAGAACCACACATACATCAAGATGATGGTGATATCACTATGATATATTATCCTAGAATGGATTGGGAAAACCATTGGGGTGGTGGAACTTGTGTTCAAGAAACAAATCAACATCCTACTTTACTTCAATATGAGGGAAATAGATTAATTGCATTTACGGCTAATTTATTACATCAAGGTATGCCAGTAAGTAGAGAATGTTATAATTTAAGAACTTGTATAGTATTTAAAACAACATGGCAAGATAAAAGTAAATCTGAGTGGTATAATAAAACTAAAAGTTTAAAACCAGAAAATATAAAAATTGAGATTTAATAATGATGAATTACTTTCGTTGGATTGGACATTACGAAAACATACTTAGTCAAGAGTTATGTAATGCAATAACTGAAGAAGATTTTAATTACAACGAATCTACATACTCTACTCATGAAGGCCAGTCAACTGATTGGAAAAAAAATAAAAGAGTCAAAATGGATGAGATATGGATTCGTAAGGACAATGTTTACTACGAGGAACTAAAAAATTGTTCAGCTGATGTTGCTAAAAGGTACTCAGAAGAAATGACAAAGAATAAAAGAATATTTACTGCTCAAAAAACAACAGACTTTAGATTAAACAAATATGATGTTGGTGGGTTTATGGCTAAACATACTGACAATATACATCACAGTCATGGACAAACATATGGATTTCCACAAGCATCTTTATTATTTTTCTTAAATGATGATTACGAGGGTGGTGATTTTATTGTATCCAATTGTCATTACAGACCTAAGAAAGGTGATGCAATTATTTTCCCATCTAATTTTATGTTTCCACATAGAGTAGTTGAAGTTACAAAAGGTCAACGCTGGAGTATCGTATCATGGATAATGTAATACAACATAAATGTTTTCCCACCATACTAAATGAATTTAATTATGATATGGATACACAAGAATATGATTTGGTTATTGATGAGCTCAATGATATGGAAAAATATGATAATGAACTTATCATTCAAACAACAGATGACTTAGGTAAACACATACCAAAGTTTTCCAAACAAATTTTTGATATAACAAAAAGTATTTGTGAAAAACAATCTTATCTATATGATAGATTAGAAATTACAAGTATGTGGGCAAACAAATTAGTTAAAGGAGATATACATCCACCCCATACACATTCAAACAATGTATTTTCTGGTGTTTATTATTTGAAAGGTGGTTCACCAATACAGTTTTTTGACCCAAGACCACAAGCAAATGTTTTACATCCTAATTTAAAGTACACTACAGTTGATAATTCAGGTATGATGCAATTTGAATCTGAAAAAGGATTTGGATTAATTTTTCCTAGTTGGTTACAACATTGGGTGCCACAAACACCTAAAGATAGAATTAGTATTTCATGGAATGTTTTATTAAGAGGACAGTATGGACAACCAAACACATTACAAAATTCACATATTTAAACTTAACGAAGTTTACTTACATATTGAATGCGATAACACTGGTATCTGTCACGAGTTGGTAGAGTACTTTACTTTTGAAGTGCCTGGCCACAAGTTCATGCCAGCATTTAGAAATAAGATGTGGGATGGTAAGATAAGATTATTTTCACAAAAGACTGGACAAATCTATGTGGGCCTGTTATCATACATCAAAGAGTTTTGTGAAAGAAACGATATACAATGTATAGTTGATAGTGATGTAGATGATTCAGATAATTTAGATATAAAAAAAGTAACAGACTTTGTAAAATCTCTTAAACCAAAATCAAAAGGAAAAGAATTAGAAGTAAGAGATTATCAGATTCGTGCAATACAATATGCATTGAGTAATCACAGAGGTATGTTAGTATCACCTACGGCTAGTGGAAAGTCATTAATCATTTACACATTAATAAGATTTTATAACTATTTACTTAAAGGAAAAAAAATATTAATACTAGTACCGACTACATCATTAGTAGAACAAATGTATTCTGATTTTATTGACTATGGTTGGAATGATAAATACTTACATAGAATATATCAGGGTCATGAGAAAGTAACAGATAAACCTGTAATTATTTCAACATGGCAGTCTTTGTTTAAATTAGACAAAAAATACTTTGAAGATTTTGGATGTGTTATCGGTGATGAAGCACATCTATTTAAATCTAAGTCATTGACAACCATTATGACTAAACTTTTAAATTGTAAGTATCGTTTTGGAATGACAGGTACTTTAGATGGTACACAGACACATAGATTGGTTTTAGAAGGTCTATTTGGTAAAGTAGAAAAGGTAACATCTACAAAAGAATTAATGGATAAGGATACTTTAGCTAGTCTTAAAATTAAGTGTATCGTTCTGAAACATAAAGAAGATGAGTGTAAGATTGTAAAAGATTTAAAATACAGTGAGGAACTACAGTATATAGTCGCTCACAAGACACGTAATGACTTCATTACGACACTTTGTGATAAATTGAATGGTAACACTCTATGTTTATATCAATTGGTTGAAAAACATGGACTAGTGTTGTACAACATGATGAAAGACTTTGATAGAAAAGTTTTCTTTATACATGGTGGAACAGATACAGAAACAAGAGAAGAAATTAGAGCAATAACAGAGAAAGAAACAAATGCAATCATTGTCGCATCATATGGTACGTTTAGTACTGGTATTAATATTAGGAACTTACACAATATCGTGTTCGCATCTCCGTCCAAGAGTAGAATACGAGTGCTCCAAAGTATCGGCCGTGGGTTGCGGAAGTCAGATAAAGGTGATATACAAACAACGCTTTTAGATATATCTGATGATTTTACATATAAGGATAGAAAGAATTTTACATTGAATCACTTTTTAGAAAGAATAAATATATACAACGAAGAAGAATTCGATTACGAAATAGATAGGATAAGGATATGATAGAAGATAATACTACTAGAGTAATAAAATTGTCAAACGGCGAGAGTATCGTTTGTACATGTATACCTACACGAACAGATGAAGATTCAAATAAACTACATGTAATACATCCATTAAAAATGGAATTAAAGAATAGAGTAACTAAGAAAGGTGTTGTTGAGGCATTAACTTTATCTCGTTGGTTACAACCCTTTACTGAATCAGATGAGTTTGATATTGAGAAATCAAATATTGTCACAGTCACATCAGCGTCTTACGCTTTGAATAATTATTATAACTTTATGTTAGAATCATTTAATGAAGCTGATTCTACTTCAAATGAACCTGTTATACAACCCAAGTATAATAAAGATATACCAGAAGAAGATGAATTTGAAAATACAGAACAAGTAAGAAAGATGTTTAAAGAATATGTAACAGCATTAAGTGGTGATAATAAAGAAAGAGAAATGGTAGAAGAAGAAATATCAGAAGAAGAATTCGACAGTTTACCCTGTAGTGATACTAAACATTAAACATCCATTTAGTACTATAGTATTATCTCGGCGGGAACATACCGATTATAAACTATTGAACAACTATTGTCAAGTTTAATGTGTAAATAAATAAAAATAAATTTAGTAACAATAAACCTTGACATATTATGTTCAGACTGTTAGAATGGTTACATAATAATTCATCAAGGAAATAAGATGGCTACAACAAAGAAAAAAGGTGTTCACTACATAGACAACAAAGAGTTTCATGCAGCTATGGTTGCATGGAAAGAAATATGTAAAGAAGCTGAAGAAGCAGATGAGGAAAGACCACAAGTAACAAATTACATAGGTGAATGTTTCTTAAAGATAGCAAACGGATTGTCCTATCGACCTAACTTTATTAACTATACCTATCGTTCAGAGATGGTATCAGATGGTATTGAAAATTGTTTACAATATATTCATAACTTTGACCCAGATAAATCAAAGAATCCTTTTGCATATTTTACACAAATAATATACTATGCATTTTTAAGAAGAATTCAAAAAGAGAAAAAACAAACTCATATCAAAAATAAGATGATTGAGAAACAACAGTATCAAACCTTTTGTGTAAATGAAGGCGATGATACAGTTTATGATGTAAGAGGTTTTGACCCTGACATTATGTTACCTGATGAAGATGTATATAAGGTAAAGAAAAAAGAAAAAGTAGAAACCAAAAAAGGTCTTGAAACCTTTATGGATACCCCTGAAAAAAAGAAAGATATTAAATAATGAAGATAGCGATAATTACTGACACTCATTTCGGTGCAAGAAATGATAATGTGAATTTTAATGAATACTTTTATCAATTTTATGAAGGTGTATTCTTTCCATATTTACAACAGAACAATATTAAAACAGTACTTCACTTAGGTGATTGT